AAATAATTGAAAAATTGAAACAAAATAAAAATAAAAAAAGATATAAAAAGATATAATCATTATTATTTAAAATATATAAAAATGTATAATAACGGCAAAATTTATAAACTTTGGTGTATTGAGTCTGATTTAATATATATAGGTTCTACTTGTAATCCACTTTATAAAAGATTTTATCAACATAAAAAATTGATGGATTGTTCTTCTAAAAAACTTTTTGAATTATCTAATAATGTTAAAATAGAATTAATCGAAGAATACCCTTGTAATAATAAAATGGAATTAAATAGAAAGGAAGGAGAGCATATTAGATTAAATAAAGAAAAATGCCTTAATTCTTATATTGCTGGAAGAACAAAAAAAGAAAGTCAAGATGATAATTACCAAAAAAATAAAGAAAAAATACTTTTAAGACAAAAAGAATATCGAGAAGTGAATAAAAAAAAAATGAATATAAGAGAAAGAGAATTATATGAAGTGAATAAAGAAAAAATAAATTTAAGAAAAAAAGAATTATATGAAGCGAATAAAGAAAAAATACATTTAAGACAAAAAGAATATCGTGAAAAAAATAAAGAAAAAATTAAAGAAATGTGCAAAAAATATTATGAAGCAAATAAAGAAAAAATAAATTTAAAAAAAAAAGAAAATCGTGAAGCAAAAAAAAATTAAAAAAAAAAATAATAATAATAATTAAAATATTTTATTTATTCTTTTTTTCTCTCTGTTCTCTCTACCGGAAACCCGTCATCTGAACGCTCCGCAAAATCAATTCTATATAATACTGCTGAACTTTCACCAAGTATGCTTTCCGCTAATAACCCATTAGGAAATCTTATAGCTGTTTGTATTTCTGATATTGGAGTTTGTTTAGTTACTAAAAAATTCAAATCGCTTCTTCCAGAATAAGTAAAATCTCCAACACTATAATTTGTCTGTAAGGAAGCTATGGCTGGTAATATTTGTTGGCCATTAAAACCACCCAGATATTGATTAGCACATCCAGAAATTATATTACTATGAACAACAAGGTACGGATAAGTTATTATTGTTGGAGCTTGTGTAGCTGTTATTTTTGCTGGAGTTTGATTAGTTGAACCAGCATCAAATATTAAACCTAAATTATACATAGGAGCTATAATATTTGGATAAGCTCTATTTGCTTCTTCACTAGCTGTTATAAATCCACTTGTTAATGCTAAACTATCACTTGTAGAAGATAAGCCATTAGTTGTTATAGGAGATAATTGATTACTAAATATTAAATACGCATTATCATTAGAATTTAAATAATTATTATATTTGGCAGGAATTAATATATTTTGGACTTGACTAAATTGTGGTAAAAATTGTCCTAATTCAAATCCTAATTTTGATAATAAAGTTCCTTTAAATAATTTATAAGATATTGAATTTAAGGCTATTGTTGTATTATCACTTTTAAATATTGATAATCCTGTTATACCTAAACCTGATTGTGCTGTATTACAAACATTAGGACTTGAATCTTGCCTAATATAAGCATAAGGAATAATACTTGGTGGTAAAAGAAACTGATAATCGTTAGTTAATAAAATATCGTCTGATATCGTAGTATCAGATATATAATTTCCATCTAAAACTTCTGGTGTATTAAAACATCTTAATTTAAATTGAGTTATATCATATGGTGACATATATGTTGCATTACTAATTCTATCGCTCGGACTTCCACCAAAAAATAATGGTAAATTGATTTTTGCTCTATAAGCACCTTCTCTATTGCCGGCACCAGGACTATATATAATATTACCAGGTTCTATACTCGCATATTTCCAAGTATTATCTACATCTTTTACAATTTCTTCTCCATCTCCATTATAAAACTTTCTACCTGTATATCCATTTAACGCTGGATAAGTTTGTTTTATTACATTACCATCTACAGATTGGGCCATTAATATTCTTAATGGGATTGTTCTTGTATCGGTGGGTTTTGATGTAAAAGTAGAAGTTATTACCGATTGAGTGCCGTATGTAGTTCCGGGTTTAAAATAATCAGTAGTCATATTAGGTAATTGAGTCGTGGCATAGAGTGCTGCAGGTAAATCTCCAGTTGAAGGGTCTCTCTCTGTCGTATATATATCTTGACTTCCTGTTGGTAATGTTAATGAATTACCATATGATTTTTGAGATAAATTATAATTTTGATTAATTACGTGATGAGTTGCTGAAGACCAAGTTGGCCCTTGAAAATCTGGATCTCTTATTGGATTTGAAGTACTTGTAAAAAAAGAAGGGTCATTAGTATTTACCGCTAATTCTATATCATAATTTGTATGATTCGGAAAATTGATTCGTTCAGTATCAATAATCGGATAGACTCCACCGGCGGCAGCATAAGGAGCTTCAATTCCTGCAGAAGAAGGAATTTTCCAACATCTACAATCATTATTTTTAGAATAATAACCAACCGGTAGTGATAGCTGCTGACTAAATGCTGATGTTTTAACATAAGCAGTTTCAATTTGTGTTTCAGGAGAAGCATTTGAACCAAAACTCCCTAATTGATAAACGCCATTTCCAGTTGTTTTTGCTGTATGTAAATTAGATAAACTAAATCTTTCATTATTTATATCATAATTCCAGACTGGGTCATTTGCTCCTATTGATATACAAGGACTATAAGTTTTTCCACCTGAACCTAAATATTCTGTCATATTTGTTGATTGACTTGGATTAAATCCATCAAGAGTTCGTACTTTACCAGATTTATCTATCTTTGGTATTAATGTACCTGTAACTATTGATTCATCTCGGGAATTAAAACCATCATTAACCCCTACGTTTTGTTGATAATAATTCTCTCTGACATTAGTTTTACCATTTTCAGTAAGTTTTACATCAGCTAATTTATTTAAATCGGTTTGTAAATTTGTTTGTTGAGTAGAACAAGGAAAAGATAAAATATTTTGAGATAAACTTGGTGTAGAACCTAATGATATATATTCTCCAGTTTCAGGCATTAAAAACTCATCTTTAGCATTCTGCTCTTGAAGAATAATTGCTAAAAATGGAATATCTGCCACTTGGTCTGGAACATTTCCAGTAGTTAAATCTCCAGGTTGTCTTAAATTATTTAATATACTTTTTTTATAAAAAAGTGGAATAGCTCCTATTCCTTTACCATCATTTAATGCTAAAAGTTTATTCCATAAAGCAAAAAAATCTGCCTGCTTCCATACTATTCCTGATGGCCTTGTTGAGAATTTTGATGAAATATAACTTGGTAGAGGAATAAGTTCTTCCCAAGCATTTTGAGCGGTATAAATATCTGTATCTTGTGGTAAAAATCTATATCCTTTTATAAATCTACGACATCCTTTTTGATACGCAATATTAGGGTTTTGGTCTTTATTATCACTTGATTTATACCAATTTTCTTCAGCTGTTTTATATTCATCAGTAAAATCATCAGCACTTGTAGACCACGAAGGAAGGCCGAATACTTGTTCTCCAGCTAATATTTGTTCCGCAGAATCGGTTAAACTATCATCATAATTAAAATTTGAATATGAATTTGAACCTAAATAAAAATTATTTTGAGGATTTGTAAAACTAGTAAAACTTGACATATCATCTTTTTCTGTGCCTATTGGTTCATTTACAGAAGCATAATTACCTCCTATTTCGTGACTAACTCCTTTGACAATTATATTCTGTGTTTTCCAAGAATATATAGGCATTATAGTAGTATTTAAAACAGCATTATGCTCTGTTTGAACTCTAAAAGGCTGTTGATATAACAATTTATAAGTTTGATAAATATTTGGTAAAAATCGTGGAGTCCCTGTTCTATTCGGAACTGGTGGTGTTAATCCTGATATATTTGAAAATAAATTAGAATATTCTAGATAAGGTTGAATATTATGACTTATTGTTCCTGGATAAGAATAAGCATCATCAATTCTGCCAATCACCCATTCTACATAATTTGAATCATAAAATTCAGAACTATTACTTGTAATATTATTTTCACTATTTAAATTTGGTAATATTTTTTTTATTAATTCATAATTTTTATCCCATACTGATAAATCTATATTTCCATCAAAAACTATATTTGTTACTAACATACTTCCCTTTCTTGGTCGGTATTTTAATCTTTTATGAGGGTTGCTATAAATCATACTTGATGTTGTCCTCCCAAATGTATCATAAACTTTTCCATCTGCTGTCGTTCTTCCATTACTAAATCGTTGAGAACCTAAATACCATTCACACATAAAAGCTCTTGTAGGTTTTTCGGTTACACTTGTATTATTATCAGAATCATCAAGATTTGAAGATAAATTTAAATGTCCCCCTTCTAAAATACAAGACGCACAACCATAATTTCCGATTTTATATTTATCTGTAATTTTTGTTCCATCACTAGCTTTCCTCACTGCTATAAATTGATTAGCATAATTTGTTGTATGGACTATGCTATTAGGCTCTAAACCTGTATAAATACTATATCTTTTAAAATCTAAATAAGCACCATTTTGAATATAAGTTATTCTATCCGCTGTAAAAGGAGTTGATTGAATCATAGGATAAAGATGTGTAATACATCTCCATTCATTAGGATTTCCACTCATCATAATTTTATAAAATTTATTTAAAGCCTGATTTGTATTATAACTATTTCCTTGTTGCAAGTTATTGGTAGGTCTTGTATCATTATTTTTATTTAATTCATCCCAATAAGCATATTCTGGTTCTACACAAGACCATCCTTTTATTGAACTTACTGAATTAGTATTAGATTGATAAGCTGTTTCCCATATTAATCCTGCCATCGTGGGATATGATTGAAATGTTTTACTAGCAATAATTGGTAATACTTTTTTTACAACTCCTATATTGGTATCAGTTTTATCTGTTTCTATGAAACCAGACCCTAATTTAGAATAAATATTATATATTGCCGGACTAATACCTATTCCATTTGATAATTTATCAGTATTTCCTGTTCTTTCTTTTAATTCTTCGGTAAGCAGCTCAGCAACTCTCGTAGATGATATATTTCCTTCTGGGACAGATAATTTTATTTTTTGAGAGAGATAATTAAAATAATTATTATTTCTATCATTATTTTCAAAATCGCTATAAACTAAAAATCCATTATTTAATGTTCCACCTTGTTTTTTTGTTAAATTATCTATTGTATTATTCGTTAAAGCATTATAATACGGCCCCAAATTACATTTTGTTTCATCAATATAATCAGAGCAAAATAATTTTATAGAATTGGGAGAAGTTTGTAATAGACCACCTTTAAATCTTAAACTTTCTAATACGATAGGATCATCATAAACCCAGCTTCCATTATAGTCTTGCGCACCACCATTTTTTAAAGATGTTGAAAAATCTTCAAAATCATAAGGTAAAGTATTATACGCAACTTTACCCAAACTATACTGATACATTCCATTATTAGATTGAGCGACCGCATTTTTTTCATAATAATTATATTTTTTGCTTGTGTCAGGTTGACCTGTGGCATCAGGTTCATAAATATCTGCTCTACCTTTAGAAAATAATAATGTTTGGTCATTCCATAATCCTCCAGGAATTATTTGATAAGGAGCAGCACCTCCCTGTAAATATGGTAATTCTGATTGTGTTAATGTTGTTATATTTGATGATAAATCTGTTTGAAATACTGCTGGGGCAGCCTCTAAATCTTTTACAAACAATCCATTATTACGATTAGCAATATTTTTATTTATTGTATCCTCTAAATTTTGAATTGGTTGATGAAATTGAACTCCTTGGAGACCCCAGCAAGGAATATTATTTGTCCAAGAATAATAACCAGCCATTTGACAAGTAGTTTCTTTTTCTGGTGTTTTATGCCCAGCTCCATAATCTGTTTGAGGTAAAATTATTAAACCCTTATCTACAGATTGGGTTTCAAAGTCTAAACCTTGCTTATTTCCCAAAGTAGTAAAAAAATATTGACCTCTTTTCATTCCCCATTCTGTATTATACTTATTCATAGTCATAAATCCTTCTGATTTAACTGTTGGTAAATCAGGAACATAATCTGTAAAACCTACTCCCCATATATTTTTACCAGTTAAACTTGGCCCTCCAAAATCAGTTCTATTAAAAAACCCACCTCGAGAGTCTGTTCTGGTAGCTGTTCCAAGCGGTAAAGGTACATTAAATTGACAATTATTATTTACATAATAATTTACTTCTAATTCACATTCATTATCTTTTTTATTTAAACTTAATCCAGAATTAGCAGTTGCTTCTCCTGTAAAGGTTTGGAATTCAAATCCATCTCCTATACCTTGAATATTTATTGAGGCTGATTCTAAACTTATTACATCACCAGGCTCTAATAATATACCACTATCTATTTTTGTAGACCAAAATGCTTTTTTTACATTTGTTATATCTTCATTTTTTATCTTGGTTGGAACTAATAAACTACTTTCTTGTTCTATTAAACTAACCGCTACTTCTCTATTACTTTCTATAAAAAGAGTTTCCATTCTATAATAAAGTAATATTTAATTTAAATCGGTTTTTTGTAAAACCGAAAAAAAACATTTTTTTATTTTTTTTATTTATTTTTTTTTTTTTTTTTTTTTTTTTTTTTTTTTTTTTTTTTTTTTTTTTTTTTTT